ACTTTTCGTAGGGTCGGGCAGTGTTTTGGGCCTATGGTATTAAGATTAAATCTAAACAAGCCGTAAAAACATGAGAAAGTTACCGGACAAAGTCAAAGAGCAACGCGGGACGCTTAAAAAAAGTCGTGTGAATCCGGGCCAACCAATCGCCCGACAAATAACAACAATTCCAACTCCGCCTCCATCGCTACCGGAATCCGCGCATCGTATTTGGTACGATCAATGTACCAACTTGTGCGAGATGGGAATTTTAACCGCCGCCGATCTTGCATTAGTAGAATCGTTTTGCGTCGAAAAAATGAAGTACGACCGAGCGACTGAGTTTCTCGAAACAAGCGGACTAAAAAAGCCGGGAGATATGCTCGACTCCACCAATAAGGGAAATACCAAGATGGTATCTTTGTATATTAAGATCCAGGATCAAGCGTTGGCAAACATGATTAAAATAAGTAGTAGGTTTGGATTTGACCCGGTCAGCCGTACGAGTATTGGAGCGTCGGAGGTCAAGAACGACCCGTTAAGCGATTTAATATGAAAGCAGAGGAGGCGCGCAAATTAGTAGATGACTTTATTTCGGAGGGGCTTAATCCGGAATCGGTGTTTAGTTCGTGGGCGCGCAAATTAGTAGCTCAACACGTGGCAGACTTGGAAGCGGCAAAGTCAAAAGATTATCCTTACTACTTTGACGAGGCCGCCGCGATGCACATTTTGCAGTTCTTTGAGCACATCCAATTTTCAGAGGGTAATTTTCGTGGAAAACCTTTTGACTTGCACGGATGGCAGGCTTTTACATTGTGGTGCGTTTATGGATGGAAGGTAAAGAGCAATGATTGGCGCCGATATTTCAAAGTATATATCAAAATCGCGCGCAAAAACGGGAAAACCGAGTTTTTATCCGGAATTGGCATCTACGGGCATCGCTTCGACAAATACGAACGCGACGCGCAGGTATATTGGTTTGCCACTGCCAAAAAACAAGCGACTATCGGATTTAGGAAGCAGCAAGCAATGACGCGACTTTTGTGCGCTAAGTCGCCAACCTATTCGAGTAAAGTTCGCGTCTATACTCACTCAATCTCCGACCGCGACGCCAATGGATTTACTTCTTATTTGGGCCGCGACTCAAAATCTGAGGACGGAACAAATCCTTTTTACGGAATTTGTGACGAGTACCACGCTCACCCAAATAACGATATGATGGACGTAATAGAATCGGGTATGGGCGCTCGCAAAAGTCCTTTGATTTGGGTAATTACAACAGCGGGCAAAAATCCTGATGGAGTTTGCGCTACCTTTGAAAAAACCTGTAAACAAATCCTTGACGGCGTAATACCTAATCCAGGTATTTTCCCTTTAATATTCGATATTGATTCGGACGACGATTGGCAGGACGAGCGCATTTGGAAAAAGGCAAATCCTTCGCTTGGCGTTTCCATCTCCTACGACTACCTACGCCGGGAGCTATCAAAAGCGCTAACCGAAGGAACCACCGCAAAAAACAACTTCCTTACCAAAAATCTAAATGTTTGGGTAACGTCGTTAGATAATTGGATTGATGATGCCGACTGGATGCAAGGCGCCGAGATTGTCACAGAGTCGGAGCTAATTGGCCGCTCTTGCGTTGGTGGGCTTGACTTGGCATCCACCTCAGATACTTGTTCGCTTATTTGGTTGTTCCCACCGGAATCCGAAGGCGAAAAAATAAAGATATTATTTCGATGTTGGGTTCCCGAAGATGAAGCGATAAAGGTCACAAAGCTTCGCGGATTCCCATACCTTAAATGGATTGAAGCAGGCGAACTAACCGCAACTCCTGGAAACGTCACCGACTACGACTACATTTTAAAACAAATTGACGACGACGCGCAAAAGTTTAAAATTCACTCCATCGCGTACGACCGATACGGCGCCGGCCAAGTTTCCAAGCGCCTAACAGACTCCGGGATAACTGTTTCTCCTTTTGGTCAGGGCTTTTTATCGATGTCGGCTCCCACAAAGGAATTGGAGCGGCTAATTAAAGGCGGACAAATACAGCACGGAGGTAACCAGGTACTGCGGTGGATGGCATCTAACGCAGTGGTTCAACGCGATCCATCCGACAATATCAAAGTAGTTAAAGATAAGGCATTTGGCAAAGTGGATGGAATTGTTGCGCTCGTTATGGCCTTAGGGCAATGGGTGACTTTTAAGGACGAAATAAACACGAATTACAACGTATTCACGATATTATGATAAACGCAAACAAAGTTGAACTTTTAGGGTATTACGGATCAGATGAAACAATCGCGTTAAGCGCTTGGACTTCAACGAGCCGTGAATTATCGAACGAAAAACGCGAACGAATACCGGCGCTAATTAATCAACTTTGGAGTGCCGATCCGGTTCCGCACGGTACACCTTTTGAAAAAGCAATAGTGCATTTTTTGGTTACGGCCGACATTGCAACGCATATCCACTTTTTAAAGCATCGAATTAGCAGCATAAACGCAGAGAGCGCGCGTTACAAGGAATTGAAGGAAGATAAAGTTTTTGTGCCGGTAGATTTCAAGCACGCTCAATTGAATTACGATGAAATAACAGATCCGGAGGTTTACGAGTTTTTTGTTAAGCAGCTACACGAACCATACAACTGGGGCAGCGCTCTATCATTATTCAGCAACCTATCAAACGCGCTATACCACGAAGCGGTTAAACAGCTAACGCCGCAACTTGGCAGGAAGCGCGCCAAAGAGTCAGCAAGGTATTTTAAATTGTATAATTCGCAGATAACCTTTGACGTGATGTTCAACCTTCGATCCTTCCATAATTTCTACACTCAAAGAGCCGACAAACACGCCCAGGTAGAAGTCCGTGAAATTGCCCTACAAATGATGGAATTGATTAAAGGTATTGAAGGCCAACCGTTTAAAAATACCTTAAAAGCGTGGGGCGTTTAGTCGAAGCCCGTGAATTTAAGAAACAATACGATGACGCCTGTATAAATGAACCATATAAGGCGCGGTATTTGATTTATAATGAATTAGAACAGGCATTTTTTGCGAAAAAAGGGCGTAAAAAATACAAGAATTACGGGGTTTTCCGGAAATGCCTATCTATTATGCGAAAAAACGAACGAAAAAAGGTCAAACGCCTATAATGTTACCCAAAAAAAGCGGTAAAACGTGCAATATCCTACCATATTTGCACAAATGGCACTATTTGACCAATTCAAGGCCTTAATCGGCTCAAAACCGGAACAGCGCTCGACGTTGTCGAATCCTTCAAGCTGGTTTATAGAATGGCTTAATGGCGGGCCGTCGGTCGCCGGTCAAAAGGTCAATCCGGAAACAGCGCTAAAAGTATCCACCGTTTACGCGTGTGTGAGCTTGCTTTCTCGCACCATCGCGAGCCTTCAATTAGGATTTTATAGAAAGTTAGATGACGGCTCCGAAGAGATTACAGGTACTCCGGAACAATACGCGGTTTGTATTGAGCCAAACGACCGGATGACTTCCTACACTTGGCGGAGTACATTTATGCTGCATTTGATGATGAGGGGCAACGCGTATGCCAAATTGAAGTTTGACCGCACCGGCCGCGTTTCCGGATTTCAAATACTTCATCCGGATTTTGTTGAACCGTACCTTTATAAAGGTAAAATATTTTACAAAAACACAAACGAGGGAGTAAGCGAAACGCTTGACTCCGGAGAGGTTCTCCACATTCGGAATTTCTCCGATGACGGCATTGAAGGCAAAAGCCCGCTAACCTATGCGCGTGAATCCGTTGGAATGGCATTGGCTGCAAATGACTATGCCGCGGCGATGTATGAGAACGGCGGCGGCCTTCGCGGTATAGTAGAAACTCCTATACCGTTGGATCAAAAGCAGGCCGACTTTATGCGTGAAAATTTCCTTCGCGTGATGCGCAACTACAAAGAAACGGGATCGATCGGCGTATTAGATCGCGGTGCTAAATTCCAACAAATTGCACTCAGTCCAAAGGATGCACAATTCATCGAGTCGTCAAATATGACCGTTCGAGAAATTGCCCGCTTTTTTGGAGTTCCACTCCACTTAATCGGCGACCTTGAACGCGCCACTTTTGGCAATATCGAACACCAGTCAATCGAGTTCGTAACGCATACAATACGTCCAATCGTCAAGAACTTTGAGGACGAGTTAAACCGCCGCGTTATACGCAAATCCGACCGGGCTAACTATTTTTTCCGCTTTAATCTTGACTCTTTGTTACGCGGTGACACCCAAGCACGCGCACAATATTACTCCCAAATGCTAAACGCGGGCGTTATGAGCTTGGACGAGGTTCGCCGCCTTGAAAATATGAATCCTATTGCTGATGGACTTGGTAAAAAGCATTATATCCAGGTCAATATGACTACTCTTGAAAATTTACAAGCTCCTAACAATGACCCACAACAGTAGAACAATATCGGACGCAGAAGTACGCCTTGCAAACATTGGAGCGCTCGAACAACGCGCAGAGGGCGACAATTCAATGAGAATTGGCGGTACGGCTGCAATATTTGATACTTACACCTCAATGGGCTGGTACCTAGAAAAGGTGAACCGTTCCTTTTTTGATGGAATGGACACGTCCAAAACCGCAGCTCTAAAAAACCACGATTCAAATTTAGTACTTGGTAGAACCGCAAACAATACACTCCGATTAACAGTCGATGACAAGGGACTGCAATACGAAGTTGACCTACCGGACACGCAAATAGGCCGCGACACTTATGAGGAGGTTAAACGCGGCGACATATTCCAAAGCTCATTCCAATTTACGGTCAAAGACGAAAATTGGAGCGAATTAGATCCGGATAAACTACGCGGCAAAATTCCGGACGAGTGGATCGACCGGGCAATCTACGGCGGCAAAGTTCAAGTTAGGGAGCTGCTAAAAGGCGGCACGCTTTACGACGTTGCGCCGGTTACGTTCCCAGCCTATCAAGATACAACAGTGGCAAAGCGTTCATTTGAGGGCGCAAAAAAAGTTGAAGCTCCAAAAAACCAAAACATAAATATCCGGTTGGCAATTGCGAAAGCAAACGCGGCCGCTTTTTTAAATTCAATTACTTTTTAAAGATGACCTTAGAACAAATCCAAGATCTAAAAAAGCGGCATGACAACGCAGTAGCCGCAATGAAGGAAGCTGCCTCCGCGCTCAACGTGGAAGGGCTTACCGATGTACGCAAATCCGAATTAGAGGCAACCTTTGCCCGCGCTGAGAAGGAGCAGGAAGAAGCCTACCAATCCTTTCAACGCAGCCAAAAAGCTTTTGAAGCTGAAAAACGATCAGCAGAGCTTTTTTATGAGAACGAGGAAAGAGGAGGTCGCGCAAATGATAAGCGCAATCCTGAAGAGGTAAACGCCGACTTTAACGCCGTTTTCCGCAAATACATGATTCAAGGTGAGGCACGTATGACAGATGCCGAGCGTTCTATTTTGGAAAAACGTGGAACTAATACGCTAATTGCCGGCACTAATTCTTTGGGCGGCTTTACTGTTCCCGTTAGCCTTGCAAATCAGATCATTGAATCGATGAAGGCGTACGGCGGCGTTTTGGAGGTTGCAAATTTGCTTTTGACGGATTCCGGAAATACCTTGAACTTCCCTACTAACAACGACACCAGCGCGAAAGCGGTTCTCGTTGCCGAAGGTAGCGCCGCGACTGTTCAAGACACAACCTTCGCACAGGTTGCCGTTGGTGCGTACACTTACCGCGATCTTATTAAGCTTTCAAAGGAGCTTATCCAGGATAGCGCATTTGACATTGAAGCGTATGTGGCTAATTTGATGGGTACGCGTTTCGGCCGTGCTGCAAACGAAAGCTGCACAACCGGAACAGGATCTTCACAGCCACAAGGCGTTGTAACGGGTTCTACTTTGGGTAAAACCGCCGCGTCCGCTACTGCAATCACTTTTGCCGAAATCCTCGACTTGGTACACAGTGTAGATCCTGAATATCGCCGCAACGGTCGCTTTATGATGCACGATAATGTACTTGCGTACATTAAAAAGTTATCAATCGGAGCATCTGACGCGCGTCCATTATGGCAGCCTTCCTTTATCGTGGGTGAACCTGCAACAATCGACGGATTCCAATACGTGATTAACCAGGATATGGACAGCACAATTAACACCGCTTCCAAGTTGATCTTGTTCGGCGATTTCAGCAAGTACTTGGTTCGCCAATCTCGCGCGCTTGAAATTTTACGGAACGAATATCTATACATGGGCACTGGCGAAATTGGATTGTTTGGCTTCGCTCGTTGGGACGCGAAACTACTTGACACCGCAGCAGTTAAGCACCTAATTACAGCTTAGTTATGACTATTCGCGTTTTAGATAGTCTTGTTGGCCACGATGAGGACGGCGACTTTGGATATGGAAAAGGTATTCATAAAGACGTACCAGAATCACGCGCCAAGCGGCTAATCAAAGATGGCTTGGCAGTTATTGCAGAAGTCCTAATTGAAGCAGCCACAGACGCAATCGTAAAAAAAGCAACAAAGCGATAAAATGAAATACTTGCCGTCCGCAATAGAGCTAACTTACTCTTCCTCCTTGCCCGTTTCCGTCGATGAGGCTAAAACGCATTTACGCGTTACGGGGAGCGCTGAGGATACTATAATTGAGGCCTATTTGCGGGCGGCAATTCGCTTTGTCGAACAATACTGCCAAATGTCGCTTTTAGGAGCTACGGTCGTGGAAACTTACCGGAGCTTTCCGGATGATGACCAACCGTTTAATTTGACCTACGCGCCATTTAGCGCGCTCACTTCTATCGGGTATTCCATCAGTACAAATCCGGCGACGTTCACCAATTTGGCGTCGAGTGAATATGTTATTGAGAAGCATACAGCAAGCGAACGCGGGGTAATAGTTCCGATCGATGGATGGAACGCAACCGCAGAGCCATTCCAAGTTAAAGTCACGTACTCGACCGGATATGCGAGCGCGGCGTCGGTTCCTGCTAATTTAAAGATTGCAGTATTTTTGATCTTAGCGGACATTTACGAAAATCGCACCGATTCGCCGTCGGACGCTGTTATACGTGCATCCGAGCGCTTTATGTCACCCTATACTCGATTTGTGGTATGATGCGCAATAAAAAAGAAACGATAGGTAAATTAGATCGCCAAATAACAATACAACGGCGCGCCCTTGTTGAAAATGCAACTGGCGAACGCGTAGAAACGTGGTCTAATTTATTGACTGTTTGGGCGTCTGTTATATATCCAAAAAGCGGAGTTCGTGAAGACGTTACAGAAGGCGCGGTTTATGCAACCAACCGAGCAAACTTCGAGATTCGTAAAACAGATGTAACGGTGATTGATCGGATTGTTTACAATGGGGATAATTGGGATATAATTCGCATATCCGAGCAAGGCAGAAACGATCGTTTAATACTTGAAACGCAGGTCACAGAATGAACGAACAATTAGCAAAGGAAGTCGAAGAACTGTTAAAGGAATTTAGGCAGATAGCGCGCAACGCCAAACGCGGGACGAGCGCTATTCTAACCAAATCGGCTAAACCGGTAGTAGCGGCTCTTTATCGGGCAGCGCCACACGGCCGCAAAGTTCACAAAAGATACAGCACTGCAAAACTCGTTAAGAGTATGCGCGCGCCAAAGGGCCGCGGCAATGTAGTAGCAACCTATTATCCTGGCAACCTCGCTGCGTCGTTTGACGTTTTACGCTTTAGGCAAAGTAAGTACGCGGTTTTTGTCGGCGCTAAATTAGCAAAGGGAACAGCTCAGGGCGTTTTTGGGCCATTCGGCAAAACGGATGGATACTACGCTCACATGATCGAAAAAGGCACGCGCCACACACCGCCAAGACCGTTTATTCTGCCTACTTGGATAATGATGAAAGAGCGCACTCAAAAAACGATTATAGAGGGCTTAAAAGCCAAAATAAAACGCCTAAAAAAAGTATAATGAACGTTCAAGGCCCAATCCGAAAAATAATAGCAGATAACACCGACGCGTTTGCCATCTTTGGTACGCGCGTTTATCCGGTCGTGGCCCCGCAAAACGCGGCCCTTCCTTTTGCTGTTGTTACGGTAGTAGGCTCTAATCCAGCCCACAACAAATCGGCTGCGAGTTGGGTAGATAACGTTTTAACGGAGGTAGCGATTTGGGGAACGACATTTGACGAAGCGCGACAAGCAGAAGAAGCGTTTAGACAGGCAATAGACTTTTTTCGCCGCGATGTTACATTTCAGCTCGAACTAACAAGCATTGACGGCATTAGGTACGAACAAGTCCGACAAATTTACGACAACGACTCGGGCTATCATTGCCACATTGCACAATATACAATCCGAGTCAACCGGCAAAATGCAGTCGGGCCGCCATTGCCTGTTTACGGTCGTTTTTTCACTCACGATGCCGATGCGCTCGCGGCCGGTATGCAATCGGGCGACCTTTACTTTTTATCAATCAACAACTACTACGGCCTCCCTTACGGGGTCGTTAAAATGATAGAATAATGATAGTTAATCCGGACGGCCCGCTCCCATCAATCAAAGTACGCTTTTTTGATTCAGACGCCGACGCACTCGCATCAGGTTTGAACGTTGGCGATCTTTACTTTTTGACTGCCAACAACTACTACGGCCTCCCTTACGGAATTTTAAAAATTGTATTTGGATGAGATATATATTAATAATTGCCGCGCTTTTTTGCAGTTTACCGCAAATTTCCGCACAAAATAACATTACATACGGCGCCGGCATCAGCTACACCAACGGCGCTCCTTCGTTTGTGCCTCCCGCACGCACTTCGCGAGTTGCCATTGACACGATAACGGGCAAATGGTATCACTTTAACACGCCCGGAGGATGGCAGTTAATCGGCAACACGATCGAGGAAATTGCAGGATGTTCAACGCCGGCCTATACTCCAAATAAAGGAGATAGTAAAGTTGTAATTAATAATTGCACTACTCCGGAGTTGTACTTTTATAACGGTTCGGCGTGGATTTGGATTAATCAGGGCGCAAACTATTACGCCGGCGATGGAATCCGCATCCAAAATGATAGCATCATCCTTGACAGCCTCTATACTTTGCGTTTTCGTACAGGCAGCGCCGCAGATGGCGAAGCCGGCCGGTTGTCGTGGGATGCAAATGAAGGGACTATTGATGTTGTGTTGAATGCTGGCGGCGTCACCGGCCAAATGTTCGAGGACGTGTTTTTTAATTGCCGCAACCAAACAGGCTCCACAATAACACGCGGTACAGTAGTAATGGCAGTCGGCACGCATGGCGCATCGGGGCGTATTTTAATCGCTCCCGCAATCGCGAACGGCACAGTAAACAGTGAGTATATTTTAGGTACAGCCGCGCAGGATATTTCCAATGGTAGCGATGGTTTAGTTTACCACTTCGGTAAAGACAGAGGATTAAATACAACAGGCGCGAGTTGCGGGGAAACGTGGGCGGATCGTGATGTACTTTATTGCAGCGCAACGACGCCCGGATGCCTTACAAAGGCGCTACCAACCGCACCTAACTTAAAGGTTCCAATAGCTTTTGTAATACGCGCCGGCAATAATGGAACGCTATTCATAAGGCCCTCCCATTTTCCCGGCCTTAATCAAATAAACGACGTACAACTAACAAGCCCGACCACAGGCCAAACGCTAATTTATAACAGCGTCACCGGTGTATGGTCAAATCAAACTCCGGCAGATCCAAGCGCTACCAACGAGCTGCAAACGCTATCGACCGGAACCAATACTTTAACTTTATCCAATGGGGGCGGTACGGTTACGGTGGACACAGATCCAGCAAGCGATGTGACAGGGTCAGGAACAACCGGACAAGTATCATTTTGGACAGGAACGCAAACGCAAGGTGGGGATAATGGACTTTTTTGGGATAATACAAACAAAAGGCTGGGGCTTGGTGTAACTACACCTACGCTTCCTTTTCAAATTGAAAGGAACGCTAATTCAAGTCAAAATATCTGGGTGAGAAATATCAATACTGGAAACAATGCTTATTCAGGTATAGCAGCTGCATCGATTGGTATTTCGCCTTCAACTACTGGCTCAATAGAATTGCGCGCTTATTCCTTTGGGCATACTATTTGGCCCTCTAGGGGGTTAATTGCTGCAAGTTCGGAACTTACAAATGGTATGGTCTTTATCACGAGCTCTGCTTCACCAATTGAATTTTGGACAAACAATGGAAGGCGTGCAATAATAGCATCAACAGGGGAGTTTTCAATAGGCACAACTAGCGCAGCAGCCCGCCTCCACGTAGTAGGCTCTGGCACCTCCTCCTCCACTTGGACAGCTCAATTCCACAACAGCGCTGGCAATAACAACGCGCTAATGATTCGAGATGATGGGAATGTGGGGATTGGGACAAATACACCAACGGCGCGATTGCACGCTGTTGGAGCAGGAGCAACAAGTGCAACAGAGGCCTTTAGAGCAGCAAATAGTGACAACAAAAATTTATTTAGGGTGCTTAATAATGGATGGCTCAGATTTGGGAATGCAGCCAATAGCGCAAGCCCAATTTTTTTCCCATTTACTAATCAGCAAGGAGCCTCTGATATAAACGGTACAAATTTATGCTTCTTTAATTACACGACAAGTCAATCCTCTTCGCTTGGCAAATACTTTTTTACGGGCGAACAAAGCACACAAACAAGTGGCAACAATTTCTGTTTTTACATAAATGAGGAATTCACACCGCCAAGCGGGAATGCAACCAGCACAGCTTTTTACGTTCGATCTGTAATTAACCAAACAGCTGGAGGCACTGGGATTACACGTGGGTTGAGTTTGGTTCCTTCGCTAATTAATGCAGTGCAATACCAAACAGTTCATTGGGACACTCCACGAGGCGCAAATAATTGGGGGTTGTATGGACAAGGGACTGCGTTAAATTACCTTCAAAGCGCTTTAGCTATAGGTACAACAACCCAAGACGCAAGTTCAGCCTTTGAGGTAGCATCTACTACACAGGGCGTTCTCTTCCCTCGCATGACCACAACACAACGTAACGCAATTGCAACACCTGCCGACGGGCTGGTTATCTACAACACAACAGACAACAAACTGCAAGTCAGGGCCGCAGGCGTTTGGGTTGACCTTCACTAAAAAAAATACATACAATGAAAAATACACTAATATTTACCCTACTCCTAACAGCGCTACAAATGCAAGCGCAAACAATAATCACAGATACTACCTTCATCACGCCAACCGCGCAGGGATTATACCTTACGCATTTGACAATAGACGATCAAGGCAAGCGCACACAAACAGACGTACCCATTAAGGACACCGTACAGCAGGTAGCAGCGCTCAGGCAGTTGTCATCGCAGGAAATAGGCAGGCGGGTAGCAGATATGCGAGTGGTGCAAAAATACCGGGCAGAGATAGGAGGAATGATTCGAGATGGCAACCAAATAGAACAAGCGTACAGAGTAATTTTGTTTGACACGACAGGACAAAAAGAGCTAACGCTACAAACGTGGGCACTCAAAGGCTACACCCAACAAACGACTATATTTTTTAGAGTTGTTAAAGTGCAAGGTTTAGACCGGTTGCAATGGTCGTTTACAAAGGCAGCAGGCACTTGGAAGCGCGCCTACTATTCTCCGAGCTACCTTCGCCTAACGGAGTGGGATAGTGAAGGATTTATTGAGTATTTCCAAAATGGTGCTAACTGGTATTCATTGGGCACGGATTATGTTATTCGGCCCGCAACAGTTGTAAAGCGATGATGGAATTTTTAAAGTACGCGCTTTTTGGAGTTTTCGCCGGTTTTGGATTTATGGCAGGCATGGTTTGCTTTACTTGGATTGAAGATAATTTTAAGCGACCGAAAAAAAGATTTTAAGACAAATACCCAAATAAACAAATGCAACAACTATACGACCTCTTCGCTTCTAAACTAAAAGATCAAGGACTTTCAGTAATATTTTTCGTTGGTTCTACTTGGTTTTTTTTTAATATGTGGGGATCGACCGAAAAAAAGTTGGAATCCAAAATCGAAGATTTAAACGCGCTTTTGGTTAATTGCGATCGAGAACGTAAAGATTTGGCCGTCGAAGTCGCTAAAATGCAAGAACGATTAAACGCTATTCAATTAAAAAAGTAATGGACAGATACCAATTCATTAAACAATGGGTAGATCAGTCGGCCGGCGGAAAAATCTATTTACCTGGTTATTGCGTTCGTTTAGGGGCAGACGCAAAGGCCTTGTTAGATCAGGGCATAATAAAACCGATTGCAGACTTTACACTTTGTCGCAAAAACGCGTTAGCGGATAATGCTTGTACACCTTTAACCGAAGAGCAAGCAGCCGCCCTTGAAACGTTCGAGCCGTCAATCGCTGACGAAATAACAATACCTACACCGCCCAAATCCTTTTCACGTTCTAAATAAATTCCATTATGCCAACAACAGGCGTTTTAAATTCCCGTTTGGCAGTAATACAAGTTGGATCAGCGACTATTACTTGCCTTGTAGATGCTAATTTGAGTATCTCAATGTCGCCTCGCGACACCACTTGCAAAGATACCGACTCTTGGGGTTCGCAGCTTCCAGGCCGGTTGTCGTGGGAAATGTCCGGTAGTGCTATGTTCGCTTGGGACAGCACCTACACTTTTGATGACTTGTACGCCCTGATTAATGGCGGCACGACGGCAACAATCAAATGGGGTACGACCGTATCGGGCGATAAGATCTACTCCGGTACTGGTATGCTTACAAGCCTAAGCGCATCTTCATCCGGAGTCGATGAAAATGTAACCTACGACTTCACTTTTGTAGGAACCGGTGCTTTATCTGAAACAACAAATCCTTAATGCTTGGCCCGGCTTTTGTCGGGCCTTATTTCTTTTTTTGAACTATGGTCAATTATTTAGATTTTAACGGACAACAAACGCCTATCAAATTCGGATTTGGCGCACTTTATCACTATGAGAAATTAACAGGCCGCACAGCTTTACGGGATTTTTCAGAATCTATTCAAGGCGGTGAGGCAGAGATTAAAATTAGCTTTATTGCCGATCTTGCATTTTCAGGTTTTACCAACGGCGGCAAAGCAACAAAAAAACCTTTTGCGGCATCAGTTGAAGATGTTGCCGACTGGTTAACAGGAGAAACAATCGCTAAAATAATGGAGCTTTTTGCCGACTCAATGCCAAAGGCGAAAGGAGGTGAAGCGCAATCGGGGGAGCCACAGCCGACAGCCTAACGGATTGGGAGTCGCTCGAACAAACGGCGGCTTGGGTTGGTTTGTCGGAGGATGATTTTTACAACACTTCGCCGCGGTATTTTACGGCAATGGTCAAGGCGAAGAATGATCAAATGAAGGAATCTTGGATTCAAGCGCGTCAAATTGGATATTGGGCTATATTGCCGCACACAGGCAAAAAGCGTATAAAGCCCACTGATTTAGGGCGGTTTGGATGGGAGGAAAGTAAGTTTAAAGGCATTAAGGTATCGGAGGCGGAGTTAAAAAAACAAGCCGAGTTGATGCTCGCAATGTTTGAATCTAATACTAAACGAATTGTAAACTAATGGCAGTTAGCGACTTAAATGTACGAATAGCGGTAAATTTTAGGGAGTTTGACCGCTCTATGAGGCAAGTGGAAGCGCGGATGAGAAAATCAGCCGAGCAACTACGCGGAATGGCCGACGGCCTATCTATGTCGCTTACATTGCCTTTAGTAGGTATTGGAGCCGCCGCAATTAAGGCTGCAGGTGATTTTGAAACGCTCGACAAGGCGTTAAATACCACAATGCGAAACGCCGGCTATACAACCGAACAGGCGGCCGCAGAACTTGAGAAATTAAGGCAAGTCGCGCTGGCTCCTGGTATTGATTTGGAACAAGCTGTTAAAGGCTCCATTCGTTTGCAGTCGGTAGGATTTTCAGCAGAACGAGCGCGGGTAACTATTGCCGAGCTTGCTAACGCATTAGCCGCGTCCGGTGGTAGCGCCGATCAACTCGACAGCGTAACGCGGCAATTCTCGCAGATGTCATCTAAGGGCAGAATATTGCAAGAAGACCTAAGCGTAATTCTTGAAAATATGCCTGGTTTGGCTAAAACAATCAAAGATACTTTTGGTACAATTAGCGCCGACGCCTTACGCGATGCCGGCGTATCAGCGGACGAGTTTATAGACAAAATAACACAGGGCCTTGCAAAAACCGAGCGCGTACAAGGCGGAATTGCGAACGCCGTAAACAATGCGCAAAGCGCGTTAAAGCAGTTTTTTGCAACCATTGGAACCGAAATAAATAAGGTCTATAATATAAACGAAATTGCAGACGCTTTTTCGGAAACACTTGGAAGGCTCGCAGATTATTTCCGTTTACTCGATCCGGAAACGAAAAAAAGTATTTTGAACTTTGCGCTTTTTGCGGCGGCACTTGGCCCGGCTATTAAAGTGATGCAGTTATTTTATTCCGGAGGTGTTGCGGTTGTGCAGGGGATTAGATTTATAGCTGACGGCCTTAAAAATTTATCAGGAGTAACGCTTAACGCGGTCGCGGCGCTGCAAAAGATGACAGTTGCGCAAAAAGCACTTGCGGCCGGTACAGTTATCGGAGCCATTGCGTTATTGGCTGGCGCTTTTGTTTTGCTTAGCGATAAAATTAAAAACGCAAATACAGCTTATGCGACATTATCCGAAATACGCGCAAAAGCAAACGAGCAAGTAAGCACCGAACGCGCCGCAATTATTCCACTCATTGCCATACTAAAAGACGAAAACGCAACGAGGGACGAAAAAGCAAAAGCGCTTGGAAGGTTGCAGGAAATTTCGCCTAAATACTTCGCAAATCTTGACATTGAAAAATTAAGCATTGCGGAGCTTACTAAATTGCAAGATCAATACATTGAAAGCCTATTAAGAGCGGCAAGAGTCAAGGCAGCCGAGGAAAAATTGATTGAGCTTGACAAAGAACGGATAAGGCTGGAGGAGCAAAAGTTAAGATTGACGCAAAAAAGCACCGTAGCTTTTCAGCAAGCAACGGCCGGATTTGGTTCGTACACAGCATTAGAAAAACAATCATCAGCAGTTAAGCAAGAGTTGATTGCGGACACCGACCGAGCCTTGCAGTCAATTAAAAATCAGACTGATGCCGTAACCGGATTAATACGCGCAAATTTAGACCTCCCGCAAACGACTAACAATGTAAAAAACGCAACAGGCGACTTAAATAAAGCAACCGACGCAAATACCGAATCCACCTTAAAATCCGCAAAAGCAATTAAGGAGCAAAAAGACCGCTATCAGGAACTTTTTGATTTAATGGACGAAACAGAAGCGCGGGCGATAAAATTAGAGGCAGCGACGCGAGCTTATTATGATGCGGTTGCAATACAGCGTTTTCAGGCTAATTTTGGAGCAGATCCGACCGCGCCAAGCGAGGGAGATATTCAGGCGGCTTTTCCACAGGCAGACCAACAAACGCCTGGTATATCATTTACGAACGAAGAGCTTTCAAGTTTAGATGCGCTACGTGAAAAGCTAAAACTAACAAGAGAAGAACAGGAGGCGTTTACCTATTCAACAGGCGACTTTTTCGCGATGTGGAAGGACGGCGGCGAAGCTCAAAAAGCGATGACCGATTCCGTTTTAAATTCGATACAGTCGCTAAACAGTCAAGGCTCCGCATCGTTTCAGGAATATGCAGCGGCGGCGGTTAGTTCTGCATTGCAGGTAGCTAAATCAATGGCAATTGAGGGTATATTTAAAGCGGTTAGCTCTGCAATGAAGTTGCCATTCCCGGCAAACATCGCAGCGGGCGCACTCGCAGCGGGCGCGGTATCGGCGCTGTTTAACAGACTGCAATCAAAAATACAACCTCCAAAACTCGCTCAGGGTGGTTTGGCGTACGGGCCAACGCTTGCAATGGTTGGCGATAACAGAATGGCGGGAATAGATCCGGAGGTTATTGCGCCTTTATCAAAATTGCAAGATATGTTAGGCGGTTCGCAGCGCGTAGAAGTTATGGGTAAAATATCCGGACGCGATTTGATGTTAGTAATGAACAAAGAAGTTGAATCAACAAATAGATACCGATAATGGCCGCAATAAGATTTAAGGCAGAATTTGACAGTTTCAGCGGCGACCGTTATACGATTGAGATTTGGGATAGATCCTACTCAGGAGATCCAATTCCATTCAATCCCGACTCGCGTGGATTTGCGCTTACGCACGAAGCAAGCGACCGAATTAGTACCATAATGGGGACGGAGTGCCAATTCGTTATGTACGCTGAAAATGCAAGCCACGAATTATTTTTTACTGATTTGATTGCAAGCGAGGAGGGGCGATTTGTGGTAAACATAACCAAAGGCACAACGCCGGCGGCATACTGGCGCGGGGTTATTTTACCGGACATTGGCAGCTATGAGGATGCAAGTTATCCATATCAAATTAACGTAACGGCAACGGATGGAATAGCGAGTTTGAAGGATATTAAGTACAACAACGCGGGAACAGCCTACACAGGTAAAGCGCGCTTAATAGATCACTTAATAAACGCACTTTCAAAAATCCGGTACGTTGATGTACTGTTTACGCCGACTCAACACTTTGTTTCGAGCTTCATTGACTGGTGGGAAAACGATCACGCCGCGACCGCGTCCGATCCTTGCGCGTTGTATCAAACATACGCAGATCATTCCGTTTTTTACAAAGACGAAAAAGGCGTAAAGGACTATTTATCGTGCTATGAGGTAATAGAAAATATCCTAACGAATTTTAACGCGAGGATCACGTTTAACAACGGAACTTTTTGGATCGAACAGATACCATACCGAACCGCCGCAACGGTCGTAGGGCGCAATTATGACCGCTCAAAGAACTATTTAGGGTCGGGTAATTTTAGCGCTATTAACACAATCAACCAAACAAATACGCTTGCGCTCGAAGCAACTGGAAGATATGAGTTTTTGCCGCCGTTAAAAGAACACCGGCATACTTTTTTGGCTCTTGAACGGTTCAATCTATTGTCAGGAGTTAAGGCGTTTACAGATACGAATTTCACAGCCGTAACGGTACCAAAGCCGATTAACAGCAACAGCGGAAACACTTATTTTCGGATTTCCGCTAACCTTCAATTTACGCTATCAAGTAACACCGCGCCTGGATCTCCCTTTCAGCCGTTTGTTTGCTTATTTAGATTTTATCTAAAAATAGGCGACCGTTTTGCGCGGCGTACATATACCCTTACTCCACAATACCAAGTACAATACTCGCAGATTGATTTTGTGTCCGGAGTTCAATATATCTACTATGCCGTACCGATTTCTAACGCAGTCTTTTTGTACAACAATACAAGCGCGATATTCAGCTTTACCAATTTGATAGAGCTTGTTACTACTCAAATAGGCATAAACGCAGATAATTTTGAATTTAACTTTGAGTTTGTCCGCTTCGAAAAATACGACGGCACGACCATAACCGGAACAACGTTTGACCTTACCTACCAATTAGGCAATCAAACACTTTTAATACTTCCCGACATTGCCACTGATGAGTACGAGTACACCTCGACAAACTATCTATTCCCAAACAATAGCGTTGTTACTCAAACAAAGTCGCTGTTAGGCACGTCCGAAAATCCAAACGCATTGGGCGCTTTGTGGGTTTACAAATCAAGCGCCTATGAACTCGCATTCCTTTGGGGGCCGGGTACAGATCCAAAAAACAAGCGTTTAGAATATCTACTTTGCGAATTTATAGTAGCGGGGCAGCACGTACCAATTCGTAAGTTGCAAGGGAATGTTTTTGGGAACTTGACAACATTAGGCCGCGTCGTTTGGCGCGATTCGGTCTGGTTATTGATGCGCGGTACTTGGACAGCTAATGACGATACAATGTCGGGAGAATGGTTCGAGTTAAAATATGGTACAGGGTTTAGCACGTCAGCACCTGTCAAAAAAATAGTCACTGCCAACGATCCGCAAATACCGACCGTTCCGCAAACGTCAAGTTCAACCGGGCCATCTTATGAGCTTGTTGCCAAACCTCCCGGCACTTTAATTGCGCCTTTGTCGCTCACAACGACAAGCGCCTTGCAACTTAACGCGGGGCCAATTACGACTATCGGAACGGCGGCGGCCTTGACTGGCGGCGATATTTACGCAGGCGATACGCTCGTTGTTCTTAATCCGCTTACCGGCGATTTTAACGAGTTGACAGTCGCTACTACACCAACAACCGGAGCTACTTCAATCGCTGTTACCGGCACGCTAACTGCAAGCTATCCGCAAAACTCGCTACTAATCAAAAAACCAAAAATTGGTACTTTTAGCCTTCCGCCGGGAACGGCAAACGATTTACTATACCACAACGGAACAGAGTGGGCAGTTTTCCCAGAAGGCAGCGCCTTGCAAGTGTTGCGCGTAAACGCAGCAGGCACGGCGCTTGAATGGGCAACTATTACAACGGCATCCGGAACGGTCACAAGTGTAGGCTTAAGTTTGCCGGCTATATTTACGGTAAGCGGTTCTCCGGTGACGACATCCGGAACCTTAACGGCGGCCCTTGCTACTCAATCAATAAATACCGTTTTTGCCGGCCCGTCAACCGGTTCCGCAGCGGCTCCAACATTTAGAGCGTTAGCGGCAGCAGATATACCAAATTTAGACACGTCTAAACTTACGTCAGGAACTTTGCCAATTGCACGCGGTGGCACTGGGTTGGCGGCATTGGGTACAGCCTTGCAAGTATTGCGCGTAAACAGTGGAGCGACGGCGTTAGAGTACGCGACTTTATCAGCCATTACCGGCACTTTAGTAGCGGGCCGAATCGCAATTGCGGACGGCGCCGGATCGCTAACAACCGATGACGTTTTTCTTTACGACGCTTCCAATAACCGATTGACAATTGGAGCTACTTCGCACGGATCGTACCTGTATAACCTATTAGGGCCGACGCAATCAACCGCTTTAAGCTTGTTTGATTTTGGAGCGACAGTAAACGGCTCAAATGTTTATGGGCAAATCCGGAATGGCTCAAACTTTAATGGAAGCTCCAACACAATATTAAATATACAGGTTGGAGGAACAAACGCGGGCGATCCGATCATTCAATGGCAAATACCTGGTACAGGCGGCACCACGTGGAGCGCTGGTATAGATAATTCAGCCAACGACGTTTTTAGGATTGCACCGGATAACACGCCATCAGTAGGAAGCGCCGGTTTGACTATTTCTAAAGATAGTAGAGTTGGTATAAACAACTCAATTCCGCTTGTTGGTTTGGATATGGACGCGGTCACGGATGGAATATTGATGCCATCAGGATCGACCGCGCAACGACCAACGACCGGATCTACTTTATTGGGTAAAGTACTAAGAACAAATAATGCGTTTGCGGGTCTTGAATATCAGACCACAAATAACAACGTACAACAACTAACAAGTTCGCTCAGTCCGTTAACAACCTCTTTAACTTGGTACTCCGGGGCAGGTACAACAGCGGCAACGGGCGTATCGTTTGGAACGGACTCTAACATACTTGTTTACCAAATAACATTTACCACAACGTCAAGCCCATCCGGGAATGTGGATGTTTTTAAATATACGTTCCCATCCACAGCGCAACCGAACCGAATAGGGCGAGTGTTTATAACTCCGCGATCGTTCACCGCCGCAAGTCCTTCGCTTTGCTGGTGGGTAAGCGCACAATCTGCAACCGAGTACACAATCGCAATCGCGGGCACTTTGTCCGCAACTACACAATATATCCTAAACATCGAAGTAAGATACTAATATGGCTCTAACAACATCAGATACAATTGCAATTTTTGAGGACGCCGACGGCATTGATTCGGCCGCGCGGCTGTTTAAAGTAGCATCATTGTCTATTAGCTTTAATCTTGAAAGTAACGACGATATGATATGCCTTTTAACCTTAATAGACAACGAAGGCAACAGGGCAGGAAGTAATATTTATCAAATGACAGGCACGGAACTAACCGGCAAAGAGGCGTCATTTACTACTTCGCTTGCGACCGTTCGAGCGGCGGTAGAAAAAGTACTTCGGGACAGACTTTTAGCAATCCCGGCAAACTCAGGCAAAACTATTACTTACTCTTAAATTATACTATTATGAACATTAAACAAAGCATTAATTCTACCAATTTTTATACCGCCGTTATTCTGTTTTTGGGCGGGCTTTTTGTAGGATTCCCAGAGGGCGAAGGCCGTACAATTGCGGCGGGCTTGTTTGGTATCATTGGCGCGGCGGGCGCGCTCCGAGTGTATTTTAAAAACGCAAAATTGGACATTAAACAGTGGGCAACGAATGCGAACACTTGGAACTACTTGTTTACGATTTTAAGCGCGTTTTTTCCAATTCTTACTCCGGAAATGTTTGACAAGCTCCAATTGATCGCAGCCGCCGCAATTGGCGGCAATTGGCAGGGCCTAATTCAGGCGGTTATTAGCTTAGTGACAATTCTATACTTTGCCACTAAAAACAGCGAACCAAAACCAATTCGGGAATGAACCTACACGCGACCGGAGCCGTACTACCGGATTTTTTCCGGTTGGAGGAGTTTGTACACCCTATTATTTTTCGCACTTTTGGAAGTCAGTCGATTAGGATGGTATCTGCCTTTCAAATTGAGTACGCGACCGCGCTACGCAATTTAATGGGGCCTATACGGATAAATAATTGGCATGTTGGCGGCAATTTGCAAAACAGAGGGACGCGACCGAGGGGAGTTAAGCCAAAAGGCGGAGCGGAATTTAGCCAACATTACCTGGCCAATGCGCTCGACACAGATACACCGGATTACAAGCCTTCGGAAATGGTCGAGTGCATACACGACAACTTCGACCTTTTTTTTAATCTTGGGTTAAGGGCGATCGAGGATGTAAATTATACTCCTACTTGGCTGCACGGCGATTGCCGCTTTTTGTGGCCCGATCAAATTAAGCAAATAAAGGAAACAAAGAAATTCATAACAGTACGACCTTAGTTCCTTTTGCCTTTAACGTCTTGTTGTAAAACAGGGCGTTTTTTTATGTCTGTTTTATTTTTGTATAAAAACTATGTTAAAATTTTGGAAATAAAGTAATAATGTATTTACATTTGCATAAACAAAAACAGCTAATAATGAAGGAAATTAATGAGTTTCGCAAGCGCTGGCGAATTTACGAGGCGCACGGATTAACGTCGCCTATATGGCGCGAAATTGAAGGAAGGGGGGAGATATACACTCCTTTAACTTTGGTAATTTTTCACAATGGAAATATCAAAGAAGACAACATCCGATACTATATTGGAAAGCTCTATCAGGGCGGCTTTTTAGAGCGATCACCGGACAACAAAGCGTTTTACCGAGCCAACAAAAAGGCCGTTGAGGGCATGCAGCATATCGGCAAGCAATTAGGAAGCAAGCTCCAAGCGCAGACCTTCCTGAACGCTCTTTGTAACGGTACAGGCCGCAAAATATTTGACTGCCTATTTGCAAGCCCTACTAAGTCGGCGACGTTGGCGAATATTTACGACTATTGCAACGCAGATACGGACAATAAACAAAGTACAATTAGGCAGTTTGTCGGGAAATTTGTTCAAGTGAGCATTGCACATAAAAACAAAAAGGCAATTACCTTAAACGCGGACGCGCTCAATATCATTCAACAAATAAAAGAGTTTATTAATGGAACTAACAAAAAGTAATTTGCAGGCCCTTGAAAGCGCCGGAGTAATTCCACCTGGAACACCACCGGCCCAAGTCGCCATTTTTGCCGAAGCGAGTAGGCAACACGGATTAAGTCCGTTCAAAAAAGAGATATATCTTACTCGCTATCGTACGCGGGATGGGGATAAGTACGCGATTATCGTGGGTATTGACGGATTCCGAATTAAGGCCGCGCAAACGGGGCAGCTCGCAGGATGTGACGATATAAAGTACAATCTCAAAAGCGATGGATCCTACCTAACAGCCGCCGACATAAAGGAAAGCGGAAAGTTACCATTAACAGCAACCGCGACCGTTTATAGAGTTATTAGCGGCGTTCGTTGCCCGTTTACTCACACCGCCGTATTTGCGGAGTTTTACCCAAACGTTGTCAGCGGTAAGGACTTCTCCAAAGCCGCTCAAATGCCGCTCCAAATGATTGCCAAGTGTGCGGAGGCGTTCGCTTTGAAAAAAGGATTTAGCGATGAACTAAGCGGATTGAACATCGAAGAAGAAAGGCAGGCGTTTGAAGGGCCACAGGTTCAAACGATTAGCCTGGATCAAATTGACGTCGAAGCAAAGGTAAAATCCATCACGAGCGTGGCCGAACTTGGCGCACTTTGGAAGGAATTGAACGCTCCGGATTTATATATTGATTTATTTACTCAACGCAAAAAGGAACTAACAAAATGAAATACGAACTTATAATAAACGATTCAATTACTGTAAATAACATTAATTTATTTAGGATAAAGGCGCTAAGATCATTTTCAAATGTAGGCGTTAATGAATTGGGCGGCTATATTCAATCTGAAAAAAACCTAAGCAATACAGGCGATGCGTGGGTATACGGCGATGCGAAGGTATACGGCGATGCGTGGGTATACGGCGATGCGTGGGTATACGGCGATGCGCAGGTATACGGCGATGCGCGGGTATACGGCGATGCGCGGGTATGCGGCGATGCGCGGGTATTC